AGGTGGTCGAGGAACCGAAATTACAACTTTGCCTGGCGGACAGAATCTAGGAGAAATAGATGATATTGTTTATTTCCAGAAAAAGTTATATCGGTCTTTGAATATACCTGTTAGTCGGTTAGAATCTGATTCAGGATTTAGTTTAGGCCGTGGTGCAGAGATTACAAGAGATGAAGTAAAATTTACTAAATTTGTTCAAAAATTACGAAACAAGTTTAATACATTATTTAATGATATTCTTAAAACGCAATTAATACTCAAGGGTGTCATTGCAGAAGAAGATTGGCAAGGAATTAAAGAAAATCTTTCATATAGTTATATGAAGGATGGACACTATGCGGAAATGCGAGACATGGATGTGCTTCGTGAACGATTAGATATACTAAATAGTATGGAACCCTATATAGGCGATTGGTTTTCTAAGGAATATGTTCAAAAACACGTTTTTCGTATGACACAAGATGAAATTGATGACATGGAAAAGCAAATGCATGGAGAACCAGAACCAGATGATCACGAACCAATGGATAATCCAATGGATGGTGGTGGGTCAGCAGGTGGGTCTGGATTTTAACCACTAACACAAAAAATAAATTATGAGTGAATTACCAAATATGATTTCAGCTTTAGTTGATGATAATAAAGTGGATGCTGAAACTAGTTTTAAAAATACTATGGCATCCAAAATAGGTGATGCGTTAGACCTAAAACGAGTAGGAATAGCAAATTCTTTGGTAAAAGGACAATATAATACCTCAGTAGAGGACTCTGCCGATGAAGAAGTTTAAGGAATTTAACACTTGGGTTTTAGAAAAGGATGAACATAAAAAATCATCCACATACAAAAAACTTACACCTAAAATGAAAAAGGCTATTGATGGTGTCTTTGATATAATGGAAAAGAATCCAGGCGATTTTTTAAGTACATTTGATAAGAATGTAGAAAAAGTTGCAAAAAAACATGGTGTAAAGGTTAAAGATATTATGAATTATTTTGATAAAGAAATGCTTACAATTTAGGATAAACTATGGCAAATTCAATTAGAAATTCACATCAGAGAAGTGTTTTACACATAGACACTACTGATGGAGCAATAACATTATCAGAACTTACAGCAACTGGTGAATCTACCCCAACTAAAGCACATATTGTTGATATTTATTGGCAAACTGCTGGTTCTCTTACAATAGATAGGGGTGGAACAAATGTTCATGCATTTACAGGCACAGGACATTGGAATTTAATGCAAAGTGGTTGTGAATTAGGTGGTACTCAAACCGCAGACATTGGACTCACAGTTTCAGGTGACACCTATGCAATTATTGTTGTGCATAAATCTTACGAACTTGTATAATAGAGGGATAATATGAAACTAATTACAGAAATGTTTGACGATTTTGAAGTTCTTACTGAAGGTAAGAATAAAGAATTGAAAATTAAGGGAGTTTTCATGCAAGCCGAAACTAAGAATCGGAATGGTAGATTATATCCTCTTAAAATTTTAACAAAAGAAGTTGCTCGATACAATAAAGAACTCATTCAAAAGAAACGTGCTTTTGGGGAATTAGGACATCCTGAAGGCCCAACAGTCAATTTGGATAGGGTTTCTCATATAATCGAAGAACTATACCCCGAAGGTAATAATATCATTGGGAAAGCAAAGATTCTTGATACACCAAATGGTAAAATTGTCAAGGAACTTTTAAAAGTCGGTGCTAAACTTGGAGTCTCTAGTAGAGGAATGGGAACACTTGAAAAGAAGGGTCAGATAAATGTTGTCAAAGACGATTTTTATCTTGCAACAGCAGGAGATATTGTTGCGGATCCATCTGCACCAGAAGCGTTTGTAGAAGGAATAATGGAAGGGAAAGAATGGATTTGGGATAACGGAATTCTTAAAGAAGCCGAAGTTGCCCTAATTCATAGAGTCGCTTCCGCAAATAAGAAGGCAAAAGCCTTTGAAATGTTCCTTTCAAAACTCTAATTTTTATAAATATAATTAATCAAACTACTAAAGGAGACTTTTATGTCTGAAGAACTCAATAAAGAAATGGATGAATTGGATGAGGTCGAAGAGGCTACAGCAAAACCAACAGGTACATCTGCTAAAGAGCCTGGAGCAACCAGCCCAAAGTCCGTTAAATTAAAACAGGAAAAAGAAAATATGGAAAAGGCCAAAGCTGGTAAATCAGCATCTGATCCTAAATCAACCAAAGGTATAGTAAAACCTGTAACTTTGGTAAAAACTGAAGATAAAGATGAAGATGAAGTAGAGGAAGGTAAAACTACTAAATCTTCTGTGAAAAAAGAATTTGGCCATGATAAAGATGATAAAGATGATGAAGAAGAAGAGGAAGAAGTTAAAAAGGAAGAAAAATCCACTCCTAAACTCAAATCTGAAATCTTGCAAGGAATTGTAGACCATATTAAGGGTCTGAAAAAAGAAGATCTTGCTAAACTATATGGTACACACGTTTTGGGTGAAACCGAACATGAAGATGATGCTGAGGAAGAAGAAGAAGAAGATGAAAAAGCTTCCAAAGTTAAGAAAGAATCTATTGACCAAACAATTGAAGATCTAGATGTATCACAAGACATTGAAGCTTTGGTTGGTGGCGAAGAAGAACTCTCTGACGAATTTAAAACAAAAGCCGCAACAATCTTTGAAACCGCAATTAAATCGAAAGTTCGTACTGAATTAGAAAAAATTCATGCCGAAAACGAAGAATCATCGAAGAAAATTGCTGAAGAAACAATGACAAGTGTAGTTGAAAAAGTCGATGACTATATGAACTACGTTGTTGAACAATGGATGTCTGATAACGAACTTGCTATTGAGCGTGGACTCAAAGGTGAGATCGCAGAAGATTTCATTAGTGGTCTGAAAGGACTATTTGAAGATCACTATATCGATGTTCCAGATGAGAAGTATGACATCTTGGAAGCCAATTTAACTAAAATAGAAGAATTGGAAGATAAATTAAACAAACAGATGGAAGAAAATGTTCAGTTGAAAAAGGCAAAAGGTGAACTCGTAAAAGAGTCCATGATTGCTGATGTTGCTGATGGGATGACTGATACCGAAACTGAAAAGTTCCAAAGTCTGGTTGATGATGTTGAGTTTTCCGATGAAGAATCTTACAATGAGAAACTTCAAACAATTAAGGAAAGCTATTTTGGTTCTGATGAAGTAAAAGCTCAAGATGAGACTCTTACTGAAAAAGGATCAGAAGAAACCCAAGAAGTATTTGGTACTATGGCAACCTATATGTCTGCCATTAAGAAGGATAACACTAGGGCAAAAAAATAATATCTGAAAAACTTTTTAAAGGAGTAATTTATGTATAATTCAGAAGCTCTTCAAGAAAAGTGGCAACCAGTTTTAGATCATCCAGATCTCCCGCAGATCACGGATTCTTATAAACGAGCAGTTACCGCTGTAATCTTGGAGAACCAAGAAAAAGAAATGAAGGAATCACGCAGTTTTTTGACTGAGGCAGAAATGTCCACAGCCGATGCTGTTGCAAACTGGGATCCAGTTTTGATTTCTTTAGTTCGCAGATCTATGCCTAATTTGATGGCATATGATATTTGTGGTGTGCAACCAATGAGTGGCCCCACAGGTTTAATTTTTGCAATGAAAGCCCGCATGGGTGAAGGTGCAACAAGTGTTGATGAAGCACTCTTTGATGAAGCAGATACTGCTGATTCTAACGTCACTCTTACTGGTTCACAAACTGGTGCAGAACCTGGCGTACTGAATGACTCAGGTGCAGCTGCAGCTGTAACAACCGATGCAGCAATTCCTGACATTTGGGGTGTAAACACCGCTGGTAGTTACAACGTAAAAGGTGCTGATACTACAGCCGCCGGTGAAGCTTATGGTTCATCTGGTAATGAATTCCAAGACATGGGATTCACCATTGAGAAAGCAACAGTTACCGCAAGGACACGTGCCTTACGTGCTGCTTACACAATGGAACTTGCACAAGACTTAAAAGCAATTCATGGTCTTGATGCAGAATCCGAATTGTCTAATATTCTTAGCACAGAGATTCTTGCTGAGATTAATCGTGAGATAGTTCGTACTATCTACATCACCGCAAAAAAAGGTGCTCAGACTACAGCTACCGCTGGAATTTTCAATCTTGACACAGACTCTAATGGTCGTTGGTCAGTTGAAAAATTTAAAGGTCTAATGTTCCAGATTGAGCGTGATTGTAACGATATTGGAATCCTAACTCGCAGAGGAAAAGGAAATATCCTTGTTTGTTCTGCTGATGTTGCTTCTGCATTATCAATGGCTGGAGTCCTTGATGTAGGCGGAGGAGCAAATGGTTCAGGCAATATGAATGTCGATCCAAGTCCAGAAGGAAGTACTTTCGCAGGAACAATTAATGGAAGAATTAAGGTCTTTGTTGATCCTTATAATTCCGTTGTAAGTACAAGTGCTGCAAATAACTGGTATGTTGCCGGTTATCGTGGTTCTAATGCTTATGATGCAGGATTGTTCTATTGCCCATACGTTCCGTTGCAAATGGTTCGTGCGGTTTCGGAAACAACTTTCCAACCCCGAATTGCATTCAAGACTCGTTATGGAATGGCAGTTAATCCGATGTCAGAATCATCGGCTGCAGTTTCATCTGCGTCTATACCGTTCACTGCTGATAGTAATACTTACTATCGCAGAGCTCGTGTAAGTAACTTGATGTAATCTATATCTTAGAGGGGAAAGAATTTTTCCCCTCTATCCCCTTTATTATAACCAAACCCTAACGGAGAAATATATGTTAGATAAAGTCTCAGGGTGGATTAAATCATTAACTGAAGTAGGTTTAGGGCTTGTTGCCTTAGGTGTTGTACTCCAAATTTTATTTGGTGCAGCAGTTCCATTCTTAGGTTTGGATGTAGTCGGTTCAGTCGTTACTCTTGTTAAAGAGTTAGGATCTGAAGGACTTGTCGGTTTAGTCGCCATTTGGGTGCTTTGGGGAATATACCAAAAATAATAACCCCAATTTATTAATATAGGGGGGGATGGATTCTCCCCTATTCCACTTTTTCCCTCCATTATAAATACTAGTGAAACATATAGATAGTTATTATGGCCGATCCTCTTACACATCAACCCACAGTATTCGATTACGCAACTGGAACTCAATGGAGACTTTCGTTTAATCGCCTCCCCAAAACAACTTGGTTTTGTACAACTGCAAATGTACCTGGCATTACTTTAGGTGAAGCTCAATATCCTACACCTATGTCTGATATGTTTATTACAGGAGATAAACTTACTTTTGAAACATTAAATATAACATTTATTGTTGATGAAGAATTACAAAATTATAGAGAGTTGTGGGATTGGATAACTGGAATTGGTTTTCCTGTAAAACATTCGGAATGGGAAGCTGCATTGTCTAAGGGAGATGGTGCAATTAGAACTTTTGCGGCACCAGATGATGATCCTAGAACAAAAATAACTTTTGAGGAATCACAGTTATATTCAGATGCAACTTTAATTGTTTATAATTCTAAAAATATACCAAAAGTAGAAGTTAAATTCAAGAATATGTTTCCTACCAGCTTATCTTCATTGGAGTATTCTCAAGAATTAACAGATGTGGAATATTTTAAAGCATCTGCAACCTTCAGGTATATTTATTATGAGTTTGAAACTTCAACTTGATAAATACTCAAAAGTAACCCTAACAGGTTTTATACACAAGTGAGTCCACTTGATTTGACTGTGTGACAATATATTTCTAAGGTTAGGGTTACTTTTAACTTGACATTTGCATTTTATTATGATATAATAAGTATGTTATGACATTAACTGAAATACAAGAAATAGTCAGAAAAGACTTAAAAATAAATGACCTAGAATTAGATATTGAATCCCTACGAATCCCCTCTTTACATTCAAAATATCTCCAATTACTTACAGAGTATTCTTTGTTGCTTAAAAAGACACAAGGGGAATTAAATGTTCTCAAAAGGGATAAGTGGATATTTTATACAGGAAAGGCTACTGATGAAATTTATAAAGAGAAGGGCTCTTTTGATGTTAAACTAAACACAAAAGATGATCAAAAGACTTTTATTGAAGCAGATAAAGAATATCGTGAACTAAAGGGGAAAGTTGAATACTATGAAACTGTAGTGGATTATCTACAGGAAATCGTAAAATCGATTAGTAATCGTTCTTTTCAAATAAAAAATGCAATTGAGTGGAGAAAATTCGAGGCCGGAATATAATATTATCATTCATAAGAAAGATGATGTTTATTTTCAAATAGAGTGTGAAAGAAGCATTGCAAAAGAATTAAACGAATATTTTAGTTATGATGTTCCTGACGCTAAATTTATGCCTAGCTTCAAGAATAGAATGTGGGATGGTAAGATTCGTTTGTTCGATATAAGAAATAATCAAATTTACGTTGGGTTATCAGACTATATTC